ATCTTTTTGTCAAGTAATGGACCAATGTACCGAAAATTATGAATGTTTAGTAGTGACAAATAATGCAAAATCTAATAAATTAGAAGATCAAATCTTTTGGTATAAGGCCAGTGCACATAGAGATTTTAAATTAGGAAGTAAAGAATTTTGGGAAATGAGTAAAAATTTAGGTAGTGATGACGAAGATGAAAGTTATGATCCTAAAGCTGGTAGAAAGGGGCCAACTATTAATGTAAAGAAGAGTAGATGGTAATTAAATTATATTTACTTTGGCGAATGATCCACCGCCCAAACTTACATTTGTTTCATATTTATTTTTTGAGAATCCTTTATAATCAAAAGAGCATTTATGCTCTTCAAATTGAAAATGTTTTGAACAGAATGTAAAACCACATCTACATATTTTTGTTTGTTGTGTCAAATTAAGTTTCTTTCTACACCCATCAAATCCACATCTATGCGTTTTCTTTTTCTTCATTTTTTGTGGTTTTTTCTTTGGAGTAGGAGGAGGATCAGTGTTTATTTCTATTCTATTTTTATTAACCGGCGTAATACAGCATCTTCCTTTTAAAGAATTCGATGGAATTTCTGCAGGGTAGTCGTGTGATTGATTCATTATTGTTATATAAGATATTGATTATATTTTATATAAGTAAGTCAATTAATTTCAATTTAATACTTTTTAAACTTTTTTATCATCATCTTTTTCTGAAATGGTCATTTCAACATTTGTTTCTTGTTTTTCAGCTTCTTTTTTATCAGTTTCGCGCGTTCGAATATTATCACCTTCAAACAATTCCTTTCTAATATCGGCTGAACTTACAATCTCTTTTTCATTTATTTTACCTTCAATAGTTGTTACCCCAACACCTATCAAATTACCATCTTTGTCTACATTTTGAGTTAGTTTATTACCACTAGCTTTTGCAACTTTAATATTTTCCTCTATTGCCTTTTTCTTAGTTTCAGCCACTCTCTTTTCAAACTCATGTTTCGCTTGCCTTTCATTTTTATTCTTTTCATGCATCAATTGGTTCAACTCCTCTTCAAGATATTCAACGCGACCAGTTTTATATGCCTCTGGATCCCAAGGCATCCACATTCCAACAGGTCCCACAAATACATCATGATTTGGATCAATCTCTCTCAATAATTTACATCTTAGCTCGGCCTCTTCCTGTGAAGGATACGAGCCTCTAATTTTTAATCCTCTGGTATTTGTTTGGAATGAGTATAACTCATTAAATGTTTTTTCAAGATCCTCTTCTTTAGCATCTAGGAAATTTTTGTAGTCATCGCCAATTGTGGTCTTAACAAGATCTTTTTGTTCGCTCTTTAGGTACTCTTGAAAATCAGCCATAATTTTATCAAAATTCATGCTGTATTTATAAGATAAAAAATTTAGAAATGCAGTAAATTTCTGAACGCCTTGTGTATAATCCCAATGCTTTAGGAATTCCTCAAAGAAAAATAAATCTTTCTTTTTTAAAATATTATCAGGGCTTACAAAAGAGATACACGTAAATTTTTGCCCTGCTACGGGTTTATCTTCATCAAGTAAATCGATATATTTAGGATTTGCAGATCCATTTGGAAGGTTTTGTCTTTCAAAGGCTAATTCTTTAGTCATTTATATATTTGTGAGTCTTATTATTTTAAGTTATTTTTTACAGCTTATAATTTTTTTTTCTCGAGAAATAATATAATGCTTGGTGAATTAGGAAGTCTCTTAGATCTCGGTGAACTTATCCGCCGCGTCGTCAAATATTTAGTTGAAGGTATCATGGTTGCAATTGCCGCATATGCTATCCCAAAACGCTCTCTTAACTTAGATGAAGTTATGCTCATTGCTTTGACTGCTGCAGCAACCTTCTCCATCTTGGATACTTATGTACCAAGTATGGCCGTCGGTGCACGCTCAGGAGCCGGTTTTGGTATGGGAGCCAATCTTGTTGGATTCCCCCGTATGTAAATAATAGTTTAGTATAATTCTTAAACAAATTATACTTTGCAATTCAAGAAAGGATATTTACTATATAATTTAAATATAGCCTGCTCCTTTGCTTTAGCTTCAATTAATATATCTATTTCAACACCATATTTTACAGGAATTTCCAATAAGAAGTCTGGGATTACTTCAATGTAATCTGAGTGATGCCCGCATCTACCACTGCCTTGTTCGGATACATGAAATTTAGGTTTTATACCTCGTCTTTCCCAACTATTTAAAATTTCTTCTATATATTCGCTCTCTGGTTTTAGTGTTTCATCAGGATGCATCAAATTATAACAAGTATAGTGATGTGTATCAAATACAATTGGTATGTTCACCTTTCTAGATACATAAATACAATCTTCAATCGAGAAACATTTTTCACAATTTTCAAGTACAAGTCTGTTTTGAACGGCCTGGGGTAATCTTTTAAAATTTTCACACCATCTATCCAACGTTTTTTGTTTATCTCCATATTTACCCCCACCGTGTACTACCATTACAGAATCTTTTCCCATTTCCATCCTATCCAATACTTCTGCATGATAGCTTAAATCTGAAATAGTTTGATGAAAACATTTTTCATTTGGTGTCCCCACTACATTATATTGACCTGGATGAAATGTGAGTCTATGATTCATCGATCTAGCGTATTTGCCAATTTTTTTTAGCAACTTATCTGCAAAATCCATTGTATAATTTTCAACTTTAGGATTACTTTTATGTGGAAATAACTCACTTGAAATCCGCAAAACTTTAATACCATTTGCTTCATTCCAATGAATTAATTTATATAGATCTGCAAGATTCTGTATGATTTTTAATTTAAGTTCATTTATCCCAAGCTCTTCTATTTTTCTCATTATCATTTTTCTGGAACAGAATATTGGTGGTTTTTGTTGGCGCAAGATTGTATTTATACAACACAATCCTAATTGCACTGGTTGATTCTTAGACATTGCTGATTTATGCAAATGTAATATACCTTAGTAGTCGTAGATAATGTTAGTATAATAAATTTTTTATAATTCAATTTATTATATGAATTGGCTTATAATTTTGATAATCTGTTTTATAATTTGCGGTTTAATATATATTTTCTACCCTGTAAAAGAATCGATGCGCAGTAAACCCATACCAAAATTAAATATAGTTTTTTTAGGAGATTATATTCTACATGAACCCGAATCACAAAAATACCCTTCTATAAAGGAAATGTTTAAAGCAAAATTTCCATTAGCTAGTGTAAAATCGTTCACGTCCGAGTGTAAAACGCTTGAAAAATTTAAAAATGAAATTAGTAAAATGCCAAAGGTTAAGTATAATACTCCGAATACATACTTCTTTTTATCAGTTGGGTCAGGTGCTATACATAAAAATTTAATAAATTGTTCAAAAGTATATGATGTTAAACCAACACAAATGGATAGTGGAAAAAGATCAACCTGTTTATCAAGTAAACAGTTAAAAGAAGGTTGGATTACACAAATAAATATTCTTAGAAAGAAATTTGAAAAAGCAAAAATAATTATAATAGGAAGTTATTATCCCAAGAAAGGGGATAAAATTAAGATTTGTGGTCATAGTTTGGATTCCAATAATATGTTACATGAAAATATTGAAACATGGAATCAAGATATAACAGAATATATCAATAAATATAATCAGGGGTACAACGCAAAAAACAATGAAATAAGCTTTATTTCATTGGAAAATGTTATAAATTCAGATAAAGATCTTGAAAAAGATGGAATTACAATAAAACCTAAATCTGTGAAAAAATTAGCAAAGATTTTATTTAATGAAATCAAATAGTGGGTACATATTCCCATCTCAATTCATAGCAAATTTTTTTCCAGATTTCATCCTGTTCTATTCTTTTTACTGGATCTTTTAACATTGGAAAAAATGGCAGGAATTGTGTTTCTCCTAATAACTCGCACATTTTGTATAAAACATAATAGTAATTAAGAAAGTTGACACGATCATCCGGGCAGTGTTTAGCATATGGTCGTTGAATATCCATAAATAAACTGCATAGTTTATCTTCCAATTCTGGGCTCATAATTGGAGGTTTAATTCCTAATTTATCTTTAATAAATGGTATATGTTCATAATATTTATTATAGCCTAATTTTTTAAGAATATCTTTAGCTTTTCTATTTGTCATTTGTTTTAAACTAATCCTTTCTTTTTTTATTTGAGCTTTAATACTTATAAGAACTTCATCTGGAATTTGTGTGGTTTCTTTTGCTTGAAATTGAGCAAGTATTTCACGAAAATGATTAATTCTTTTATACGCATAAAAACATACCTCTTTAGGGGGTTCTTTATAAGAAGGTTTTTCATGTTCAACTAAATAAGAAAATCTATTACCGCATTTCTTACAAATTAAAACACCTTCGTAATCGACCGAAATCAATTCGCCTTTACATCGATTACATACATCATGTTTAGTGGTATATTGAGAAATATCAAAAAATGATTCATCCATATTAGTAAGATATTTTTGGATTGACGATAGTTCCTCTGTTTTTTTATTTGAATTTTCATTTTTATTTTTATCAAAAAATGAATGTAGTATTCTAGTTTTATTTTTTCCTTTTGACATTTTCTTTTTCTTTTCAAAATAGTCGAACACATGTTCTGCATTATCTAATAAATAATTTTTCTTTTTTTTTTTATTTATTTTTTTATCTATTCTAATTTGTCGTAATTTATCTTCTTTTTCTTTTTTTTTTTCGTTTTTTATATTTTTTTTTTATTT